CTCTAAAATCTAAATCAGAGGATGCAACCGTTTCTCCTTCTTCATTAACCCAATACCAATCTTGCGTTGTAGTTTCTTCTCCTGTATTATAATCTGTACTTGTTTGAGAATAAAATACATCAGTGTACCCATATTCTCTTCCTAAACTATACCATTGATTAATAGGAAACTCTAAAGGATTTCCATCTGGGCCTATAACTGGATTACCATTACCATCCATAGCTACTTCAGTTTCATTTAACCAAATTTCAACTGGATTATAACCATATGCTCTTTCATGTCCTCTTACTATAGCACCCGCAGATACACTAAATTTTTCTCCAATCGGTAGTCTACCTCTTAACTCAGCTGAGTTATATTTTAAGTTAATTTTACCTACTTCTCTAGCTTGTATTTTTGCGATGTGATATTTACCAGTATGTTTTAAGAAAAAATTATAATTAATAAAATCTTCACCTCTCCATCTTTCTTTTTCAAAATGGAATTGATATTCTAATCCTTGAACTGCTGATGTAGGTGCTCCAAATACTAATTGTTCTTCAGTACCATCATAATAATTTCTTGGCTTTCTCTCGTAATCGAATCTTGCTAATTTTCTAATACCAAACCCATATCTGTAATCGAATGGAAATACTTCTGTATTATTTACTACATCTGGAATTGAGTAGATACTCCCATCTGAGTTGGTTCTTAAAAAATATGTTGGTTCAGCAGCTTCAATTGAATTAGAAATACTACCAGCACCATATACTGTTCCGTATTTAAGGAAATCTTTATAAAATTCTTTAGTTGCCTTTTTAAAGAATGAAGTTTTTTCTTCTTCCTGGCTAAAAGAAGGGACTGTTAGTAATAATATAAACACTAATAATAGTAGTTTTTTCATATAGTTTAATTTATTTATTTAAGTAGATAACTATATATTTTAACAACCATATTTGCTCATAAATATAAAAAAAAAGGGTGCTAATGCACCCTTCTTAATCCTCTTTGCAATTTTTTATACTATTTTTTTAGTATATGAATTAGCACAAAAGCACCTACTAGGCCTAATAAGCCTTTTCCATCCAGATTGCCAAGTATTCCCATAATATTATCTACTACAGATATATCCTTCCAAAAGGGGATACCAATTCCACCAAATAGTACTTCGAGTACTACTCCGAGTGCGATAACTGAAATTCCTATCTCAGTCAGTTTGTTGGCCCAAGAGCCAATCTTAGTTAAAATTTCCATAAAATATTTGATTTTAGTTAAACAAAATATAACTAACAACTATAAAGAATAACACTTATACATATGGCTATCCATCACAAGATACACAATCTGCCATTCTTGAACCAAGATCACCCTTTATTACACTATCTGTTCTTAAATAATAAAATGTTTTTATACCTAGTTTCCATCCTTCTAAATGTACTTGATTAATCCATTTTGGTGAGTCATTAACATCAAATGATAAATTTAGTGATTGAGTTTGGTCAATATAACGTTGTCTAATAGCTGCCTGTCGAACTAATTCTAATTGATTAATTTCAGGAAATGTTAAAAACAATTCTTTTTCTTCTGGTGTTAAAACATTATCTGGAAGACCTTGTGCTGATCCATCTTCAGCTAACATTTGATCCCACCATTTATCTTTATCTTCACCTTTAGAAATTAAAATCTTTTGTAATTCTTTATTCTTTCTAATAAATGTTCCTTTAGCACCATTAAAAGTATAAATGTTAGCAGGTAAAGGTTCAATACCAGCACTAATTCCTCCTACAATCACCGAATTTGATACTGTGGGTGCTATAGCTAGTAAATGAGTATTTCTCATACCTGTTCCTCTACACCATAGTGGCTCTCCGTATTCAGCAGCTAAAGCCATAGATGCTTTTTCAGCTTTACCTCTAATATCAGAAAATATATTATGAGTGTGAGCTGTAGATGCTATAGAGTTAAATGGTAATCCCTTTTGTTGTAAGAATGAATGCCAACCCATTACACCTAAACCTAAAGCTCTACCTTTTCTAGCATGTGAGTGTGTTCTTTTTAAACTTTCCTTACCATTTGATTTATCTATAAATTCTTGCATTACTCCATCTAAAAACCAAGTAGATAATTCAACTGCGTCTGTATCCTTCCATTCTTCATATTTTGCTAAATTCATAGAAGATAAACAACAAATAAATGAATGTTCTTCATCTGTAAATAAAGTAATTTCAGAACAGATATTAGTCATAGATACTTCTAAATTATTTAACCTATAAGCAATTGGGTTATCTTTATTAACATTATCCTTATACATTATATAAGGTTCTCCTGTTTCCATTCTAGATTTTAAAACAGTAGCCCATCTATTCATAGCATCTGGGTCTCTTGCTTCTAATTTTCTCATAAATGAGTCACCTACAACAACACATTGATGTAAATTTAAACATTGTCTGTTTGGATCACCTTTAGGTCTACGAATTTGTAAAAATTCTTCAATATCCCCATGTTCAATATCTAAATTTACAGATGCTGCTCCTCTTCTTACATTTCCTTGATTAGTAGCAATAATTGATGAATCAAATATTTTAGCCCATGGCACTACACCTTCACTTTTACCGTTTCCAGTAATTCCTTCCCCACGTTCTCTAATGCGAGATAACGAAATACCAACACCACCACCGGATGCTGTTAGCTTCATTAGTTCCGCGTTAGTTAAACCGATTCCACGTATTGAATCAGGTGTATCAACACCAAAACACGAAATAGGTAAACCTCTATCAGTCCCCATATTTGACAACACAGGTGATGCTAACCCTAACCACCCATTCCACATTATTTTGAAAAATTTATTTGCTAGTTCTGGTTTTTTTAATCTAGTTGCCGAAGCGTTTGCTACTCTTCTATATGCTGTTTTTACAGTTTCATTAGGTAATAAATACCCTTTAGAAATTGTTGCTAATGAAATCTCATCCATCCATTCTGGGTATTGCTTTCCAGCTTCCCAATTATTATAATCTACTTGTAGTGCGTTGTTTTCCATATTTTAAAATAATGATCCAGCATCCCAATCTTGAACACCTTTTGAATAGTTAGTAACTCGGTTTGCAAAGAAATCTGTATGTTGTTTACCAGCTGATAAGCTATCAAACCATTTCATTCTTTTTACTGCTTCTTTATCTATACCATTTACAATTGCACCATATCCTAAATCACTCATTTTAGTGTTTACTCTATGTTTGATAAATGACACTAAATCATATTTTGGGCATCCTTTTAAATCACCCATTTCATATACTTTATTAATAAAATCTAATTCTAATTTTAAAGATAATAATGCTGCTTTTTCAATATCTGCTTTTAATTCAGGTGTGTTAAATTCAGGGTGTTCTTGCATTAATGTTCTAAATAACCAACAACCTGCATCTGAATGTAATGATTCATCCCTAATACTCCATTCAACTATTTGACCTACACCTTTAAGTTTATTATCTAATTTAAATGATAACAAAACTGCAAACGAAGAAAATAAATTAACTCCTTCTGTAAATGCTGAAAATATAGCTAAGGATTTAGCTCTTTCATGCCAATTAGGAGTACCATCATGTGAATCTCTTACTGTTGTTAAGGCATCAATTTTAGCCATTGTTGCTTCATCCTCTAAAAATTCACTAAAATCATCTAATCCTAATTCTTCATTTAATAAAGAATAAGCTTCAGCATGGATAGTTTCAAACGCCCCAAATGTAACAGCCATTTTAATTATTTCAGGCTTTCTAAACCAACTTGTTACTAAATTAGTCCAATAATCATTTACTACAGTTTCAGTTTGAGCAAACCCCTTTAGGATAGTACCAATAATATTTTTTTCGGATTCATTAAGATTTTGTTTCCAATCATTAACATCTGACATCATAGGTACTTCTGTATGTAGCCAATGTGCTTGATGTTGTTTTAACCAATAATCTGATGCTTCTTGGTATTCAAAAGGTTTATAAACTATTCTTTCTTTGGTAATGTCTCTTTTTGCCATTTATTATATTTAAGGGTTTAATTCAAAAAATTTCTTACGTAATAACTGCTTATCAAATGTATCTACATCTGTATCAAATTTATTAGACTTTGAGGAAGGTGTGAAATTTTCATCTTCTTCACCTTCAACATACTCATCTTTTACAATAAAATGTCCAGTAGAAGTATCAGCTTCTAACCCAAAAGTAATTCCATCCATACCATATCGGTTTTTCATTAAATGGAATCTCCCTGTGTTATTAACTTTATCTTCTTTTTTACGAGATAAAGACATACAAAAATCAGTTATCATAATTTTATCATATGACCCTGCTGCCTTATCTCCTTGGATAACTTTATCCTGAGCTCCTGCACGATTAACTTGTGAAACTGACCAAATTGGTATATTAAGTTGTCTAGCTAATCCTTTAGTACTTGTATAAATATCATCAATTTCATCTTTACGTTCCCTATTTGTTTTTCTTGATGAAAGAAGATCTACATAATCAATTATTACTAAATCTGGTTTGACTCCCATACTTGTGCTTTTCGCAATATGTGACTCAATTGTTGAAACTGATGCTCTTCCTGTTGGGTATTCTTTAATAATTAACTGACCTGGTAATTGAGGTATGATTTCTTCAATTTTATCTCTATGTGAATCTACTTTATTAACTGGGATTTTTGTAAAAAAAGCGTCATATCGTTTTCCAACATATTCTTCACCTAATTCTAAAGTATAATGGAGTACATTATACCCTAATCTAACAGCATGACCACCTAAGGCTACTAATGACCAAGATTTACCACCTCCTGGATTACCAAATATGAGACCAAAATCTCCATTTCCAAGTCCACCCTGTAGTAATTGATCAATTTTTGGCCAAGGGGTAGGAACAGTTTCTCTTGAATTTTCTCTATAACGTTCTTCAATATCTTTAATATATTCATGTCCTAAATTTTTATCTTGTCCTGCTTTTAAAGCATTATCAATTAAATAACGAATACCGTCAAAATCTCCTCCTTTAAGTAAATCAACAGAAGACATTAGTGCTTTTTTTAATTGTTGGTTTTTACAAAAGTTTGTAAATTCCTCCTGAACATATTCTAAATCCTCATCTGAAGTTACATATGCTAATTTAAGTTGTTCTTTAATAGATAATTGTAATACTTCATTATCTACTTTTAATAATTCTACTTTTAATATATCTAATGAAGGTGTAGTATGATATTTGTCATAATATTTTAATATTTCCTTTATAGCCCATTTTTGAGCTGGATTTTCGAAATATTCATCAGAAATTATATCATGTATATTAACTAAAAATTCCTTATGAGTTAATAACGAGGATAAAACCTTTATTTGAAATTCGTGTCCGTACTGGTTTATGCTGTTTAGTGTCAATCTTTATAACCTTTAAATTGTGAAAATATATCTTTTAACCATGTTTCTAAATTTCTAATCATCCCTCCTAGTTTATCTTCATTATAAAATTGAACAAACATTTCAGGATTAAAATCAGGAAAATCTTCTGTAATTAGATTATTTATATGTTTTTTTCCTTTATCATCAATCATTGGAACACTTAAATCCATAACTTTATAATTAGTTTCAATCCTATCTTGTTCCTGGACTATGCGTGAATATACAACATGTTCTTTAAATTTCCTAGCTGATATATCAAAAATATCTTGAAGTGTTAATTCTTGTGTTTTTAATTCAGGAAATTTTTTAAATATACCTTTAGCACCAAGACCTTTAATACCTTGAATATTATCCGAATTATCCCCTAATAGTGTTTTATGTAGAATAAAGTTTGAGGGTAATATACCAATTTTTTCTTGTACAACCTTTGGAGTGTAGTATTCTTTTTCCATTGGCCTATATACAATAATTTTATCAGTTACTAACTGTAGAAAATCTTTATCACTAGATACTATAAAACAAGTTGAATTATGTTTTTCTACTAGTTTTTCAGCTAACACAGCTATAATGTCATCAGCTTCGACTTTATCGAGTATGGTGGTTTTAACAGGTAATAGCTTTAAATACTGGATTATACGCACTATTTGGTCAATTTTTGAGTCATGTTCTTCCTCAATATTATCAAATGCTTCCCAATTTGTAATTCGTTGTAAATTTCTTGTTCCTTTGTACTCGGAGAGCAGATTCTTACGATTTACTGTTGAACCTGCCCCATCGAATACTACATAAACAGAAGTTGGATTTGTTTGTCTAATCATAGCACCTAAAGAACGAAAAAACCCACCTAATCCCCCAATATGAACTCCATCGGGATTAACCATATTCATCATAGCAAAGTTTCTAAAAAATAGATTTAAACCATCTAAAATTAGTACTCTATCATGTTTTTTTTGGATAGTCTCTTCCTGATCCTCCTGGACACTATCCAGTAGGTTAAATAATTCTTTATGTTTCATGTTTTATTTTCTATAAATCCTCTACATCGTAAAGAACAGGTGTTGTATCTTCTTGGTCTTCTACAATTTTAAATTGTCCTCCTCCTAGAATTTTAGACCATTCATCTGCATGATCTTTTTTATAAGCATTTTTATCCTTATCAGTATCTTGAATAAAACCATGGTTTGTCATAACAATTTTACCTCTTGATTGCATACCATTAACGTGGTTTTTATCAATCTGTAAATTAGTTCTTTTACCCCATTCTACTTGCATACCACCTTTAATTGCTTTAATTTTAGATGTTCCGGCATTTGAAATATTACCAAATGTAACTACAAATGTTGCATCATACCACATAGCCATTCCACCCTTATTCATCATTTTAGGTTGACCCATAGGTGATTCAGCTTTTGCTGTCCAAACTTTATTGACTGCAATTAGTGTGTTAGTATATGGTGATGATTCTTTACGAGACATTACAATACTTTGGTTAACTGTATTACCAAATTGAGTTGACATTGCACCAGCATTCCATTCATTATTATTTTTCAGTTTTTCAACTGACATTGCACAAGGAATAGATCCAATTGAATCCCAAAAGAACGCTAAATCATAAGGTAAATTACCTTTTTTCTGTTCATTTTGTAAATCCATTATAAATGCTGCTACGTCTTCAATTGTATGTAATGTTTCTCTATCAACATAAATAAAATTACCTTCGTAATCTACAACATCACCTTCATCATCTTTAATTAAATTAACTTCTAATCCCATTTGAGCGGCATGTTCCCAATTCCACTTCATCTCAGTAATAATAAATACAGGAAGTATCCCCATATTTTGGGCAGATACTGCTGCTTCAAGTAAAGCTGTTGTTTTACCTGTATCAGAATGTCCTCTAAGTAGTGAAATGTGTCCCATTGGTATACCAGGTACTCCAGCTACTTTTTGAAAAGCAGGGGATAATGGTATCCATTGTTGGTCCTTAAATTTGACATTTTTATTTAAACCTTTAGAAGATTTAAATTTATTTAAATCAAATTTGCTCTTAATCTCGGCAGACACTGCTGCCGAGAGAGACTTTGATATTTTTTTCGCCATATTTAAAACGGTAGATCATCAACTTTATTACTACTAGCCTTATCATCAAATAATGAATCAAATTGATCTACTTTACTTTGTTTGGCTTTTGAAGTATCTAAACTAAAGTTTGTTGAAGGTTGAGTTGCAACTGGTGTAGCAACTTCTTCTTCACTACCTTCATCTTCTGGTGATAACCACTGTTCTAGTGCTGATTTCATTTCATCAAATGTAAATCTTTTAAATAATTCCTTAGGGTTAGGTTGGTCATTACCCCATTTTTCTACTAATGAAGCATCTTCACTAAGTGGGGATGTTTTTAATCTTACTCTAACTGATGATTTATTATAAGGAGTTCCAGTTGCTTCTGGTCCTACTGTTTCTACTGTAAGATCTCTACCATTTACAATATCAGTATAATCTCCAATTTCATCATCAACTGCAAGAGCTAATAATTCTTCATATACTAATTTTCCAAATTGCCATAGTCTAACACCTTTATCTTCTTCTCCACGTACTACTACAGGAACAAAAACTCGGTTTTTAGCATCTAGCTTTTTTGCAAGTACATAATTTTCTTTATTATACTCACCTTCACGTAATTTTCCTGCAAATAGAGCAATTGGGTCTTTTTCACCAAAATTTGTAGGTGAAATCATTACTTTATTAGTAATACCATAGTAGAACTTAAGTTCTGTAAATGGGTTTGAAGAATCATATGCAGATGGTACAATTCTAATTTGTTGTTTACCTACTGTAGGTCTCCAAAAAATTGTTGAGTAATCGGTCTTTTGACCACCCTGTGGTTTTGATTGGAGGGTATCCAATTTCTGTTTAAGTTTTGATAAATCCATAAATGTAACTAATTTTTATTTTATAACTTTTGTTAATGTAACTGTAATATACGAATCATAAATTGGGGAGCCAAATTATAATTCAATAATTTTGTAAATTTTTGTATTAAGTTGATTTAACTCATTGTGTTGAGTAAGTAAAACACAATTTCGATAATGTTGCCAATCTACTTTATAGCTTGTATCAACAACACCACCATTAAGCTTTTTAATAAGTTCGTTTAAAGCATTAATAGTGTATAAGGTATTAGATTCCTTTTTCCTATGAACTAGGATAGTATTTTCGGGGATAGAATTTAAATTAGTTTGATCAACATTATATGTAATTACATATTCATCTTTACCTACTATTTCTAGTACAAAAAGCTTGTTATATATAATATCATATTTACTTTTTATATCTTCAATAAGTGCATCTAACCCATCTAAATCAGTAAAAGTGCAAAATAATTTATTATTCAAATCTCCTAATATTTTAATGTCAGATACGACATCATATTCTATATTATACATATTAATATTATTCTGTAAAATTGTAGTCATAACCTTCTATTTCTTTTATGTTTAATTTATATTTTTTAAATACTTCTCTAACTTCTTCTAAAACTTCTGCTTCTTCATTATCTACATCAAATAAAAACGAATCATATGTATATAATACTAGTTGTGTCTTGTATTTTCTTAATATACAAAGTATATCCCACAATATCAACACATTTGTAGACGTTTCTAAATTTTGTAATATGTAATTAAATAACTTTTGTGGATTCATATTATCCAAGTTTTCCTTTTCATATCTATACCCAGAAATCTCACATTCTACAAACCCATCGCTTTGAAACTTACCCCAAAGTCCTCCTACATATTCCTCGATTTTTTGAAAGAATTCCAGGCCTTTGTAATTGTCAAAAACGCCTCCATAGAGTTGCTTGAAGGTAAGTTCTTTCGATTTTTTGTAATCCACTCTATATAAGGAAGCAAAATGCTTGTGAATATCAACGCCGGCAAAATCATAATCAATAAGACGAGCAGACAAGCTAGGATGGTAAGCAGAGATATCAATTTCCACAAACCTATTATTACGTGGTATAAAACTTTTTCTACATCCATTTTCTTTATTAAGTGCTGCATAATTTACATTATTAAATTTATTACTAGGTCTAGTAGTTGTTGTTTTTAAGTTGAACTGAGTGTTGACGTATTTACCGTCAACTGCGTGGAAGTATTCACTGAAGGTGTCATTGTGTATACGTATGCCACTTCTCTCGATGGCGTTGAATACCACGGATACTCGACTGTTAAAGAATTCATCATATTTTGTTTTTTCTATGTTAATATTTGCTTTTAGATCTCTAAAAATTGTTTCACACAATTCATAATGTTTGACAATCGGTATAATTAAATTTAACTCCGGATTATCTTTGTGTTGTCTATAATATAAATCGTGTGTTTGTGTTGTAGGTCGTATATACGGATTAGGAGGTGTATTAATGTCATAAAGAGTTTTGATTGGAAAATAATGTAACATCTCTTTTTTATCACGACAATATAGTATATCAAACTTGTTTAATAAATCGTTTATACGCGTGTTTAACGCATTTAAAGATTCACTATGCGTAATACATACCATAAAACCTTTACTCGCTTTAATCGGTCTAATATACACTAAACTTACATGATTTAGTACGGGGTGAATTGTATCATTATAAGGTATTACCTCAATGAACGCTTTTTTATAACCACTATTTATTAAAACATTTAACTGTTCCTCGTTTTCTACAAGCCAGTACATATACCTTTATTTTAACCCCTAATATACGAAATTATTTAGTAACCTCCACTTATTCTATTGCTATTTTGGGTTTCTATTTTGTTAACCTTATATTGTTGGTTTGATCCACTAATTGGAATTAAATAATTATGTGGGGTATTTATGTGTTGTGCTCCTACCATTGGTCCTTTTGTTGGGTGGATATGGTATAAACCAATATAAGGTTTATTTGTTTTTTCTATTAAAAACTCACTACCATCAGTTTTTAAATTTTCTCCCGGGGTGTATTTAAAATATTGATCGTATCTATTTCTAAAATAAGAGCTAAATCCTACTAATGAAAGATTTTTTTCTATCCTCTTTACAGTATTTTTATTGATATTATAAGCCTTATTTCTATTGCCTGCTATTAACCATGGAAGGGTATATACTTCATACATAACATAATCTACAGTTGGTAATTCATCTTTAAATTGTGTAAATTGAGATTTGTTAATTTCTATGTATTTTGGTTCATTGTTTTTTGATGCAAAATATCTTTGATATTCTTCTATTTTATAATCTTCTTCTGTTGGGATATTAGTTGATAGTACTGGTGCTAATGGTGGAGTTGCGTCTAAACCTAAATCAATATTTATAGCATATATATCCGGAACTAAATATAAATTAGCCTCTGCTGTATAAGACCCCGCTATTCCTTCTTCAGCATCTTCAGTTTGAGGTTGAATTTCTAAAATAATTTCTTGAATTGGAGCATCACTAGGATTTTTTCCTGTATAATATTTACCTTTAGATGTCTTAAAATAAAACCCTATATAATATTCACCATCTGGGGAGTTTGAGTACACGTACTCATTTCCATTAGTATATAAATTAGTTGTTATTTGAGATTTTGGAAAATACATATTAATCGTTAAATTTTTGTAACATTTCTATCATTTCTTTTTGTGGGAATATATCACTTTTACTTGTTTTGTAAGAATTATGAGTAAAAGTACCTCGATTTTTACTATAAGCTGTTTTAGCAACTTTATTTTTATCTGGAAATTGTTCGTAAAAAGCATTTCCACCACTATATCTAGAGTTTATTGTAATATTAGGGTATGCTGCTTTAATTCTTGCTAGTGTAAAAGCTAAAGCATTAATTTGTTTTTTAGTATAAGCATGATAAAGACCATAACCTTTATAATCACCTGCTTTTACAAGTGTACCATCAGGTTTCATTTTATAAGGTTCTGCAACAGGTACATCTGGTTGGCCTTGTTGAAGTCTTTCGTAAGTATATTCTTTATCACTTTGAACAAAAACTGAGGATTTGTTAAATGTAGAATTGCTTTTACTAGCACCTTTAACTTTTACATAACCTAAGGCTTGTAGTTCTATAGAAACTGTAGCTTTTTGTAAATAAGAGGCAGGTGAAATTTTTGATCCTAAATGATTACCATAATATTTTAATGGGAATAATTGTTCTACAAATCCACTTCTTTGGATAATAAAATGAGTAGAAACGTGTTCATCTTTTCTACACCAAGATTTAATAACACTTTCAACTGAGTTTAATCCTGCTGTATGGTGAAGTACTATTTGGATTTTAGGTTCTAAAATCCTATCCCAATATACTAACCCATTACTTGTTGGTGCTATTAATGGATAACCAGATGTAATTGTTTTAGCCATAGCTGGGTCTCCTGTCCATGGTCTTACTATTCCCCCACCTCCAGAAGATTTAGCTTTAGTTTTTCCTTTAACATAAACTTGCTTAGCTGCAACAACTTTTCTTGCTTCACCCTTAGTAGTTCTGGGTGTAGAGATTGTTGAAATTGAAGTTTCCCATTTATTATCTTTTACTGTATGGTTTACTTTATCTACTAAAAAATTTAGTTTAGCTGGGTATGAAGAAGGTAAGGATTTTTGATTTACTTTTATAGAATTGTATATTTTTATTCCTCCTATACCTTCAGAAGTTAATTCTAAAGTTACAGGAATAAAACCAGTACCTCCATTTACTTGACCAGCAACCTCAAAATTGGTTGTATCATTAGCTACTTTATATTTTTTCCACATATTAAGGGCTCTATCTATAAAATCTGAATTATCTGAAGAATACCAATATAAGGCATCAGATGTTCCTACTTCTTGATCTATAAAAACTTGTCCCGTTATTTGCCCGGTTACTGTTCCTGCAATGGGTGGTACTTCTGTAGTACGTTGGTTAGGATTTTTAAGTGTTTTTGTAGTTTGATAAGTATACATAGGTTTTCCACCTTCACTTCCTATTTTAATCCGTTCTGTTTTTGTCTCATATAAGTCTTTAGTTTTTACGAGTATTTTTTTAGTACCTTTTCCCCCAAATGCATCTAATAAATAAGTAGGATAATCATTAACCCCAGGAGAATTTGGTTCATTAATTTCCATTAATGAATTTTCTAAAGTTTTATCAATTTGTTTTATTCCTTCTATAACAGCTTGTTTAAGAGTTTCATCTGCAAAATTTGTAGAATTATAACTCCATTTAGATGTTTCATCTCCCCTATAGTTTTTATTATAACCTCTATATGTCCAACCATAATATCCGGATGCTCCTGTCCATTGAGCTTCTTTTTTAAATTGTTCATATAATGTATTATACTTTTTAGTATCTTCTGCTGCTGCTTTTTTAGCTACCGTTTCTTTATCTACAGGGGCTATAAATTTATCTAAAGGACCGACTTTATATTTCTCTTCAAATCTATTTTTAAGACCACTATTAAGATTTAAAAACCCAATAGAATCTGTAGAATTATTTGGTGACTTTGGATCTGCTGCCCCCATAGAAATTTGATTTAATAATCTAGGTGTTATTTTAGTTTGAAAACTAAAATTTTTTACAAACGTAGAAGAACCATCACTGTTATATCCTATAACATTAAATACTGACTTTGTTTCTTTTTTAGGAAATACTAAGTCATACCCTTGTATTGGGTTTTCATCTAAAAAATATATAATATTATCATCTTTTAAAGAAACATTAAGATCACAAACATTACCCATACATCTATTAATACCGTCTAATAATTTTTGTAAAAAGTCAAACAATGTTATATCTCCTTTTTTATCCTTATTATTAGATAAAGTTTTTGATACAAAATTTAAATTAAGATATACATTCATTAGTTCACCATAATAAATTCCATTTTTTTCTTTTACATAATCTTTAATTCCTTGAAAAGTAGGAAGATTTACATTTCCTACAACACCTAAATCTGCAGTATATACAGGTTTAAAAATACATATTGAAGGATCTAAAGGTATTAAGTTAGGTTCATAACTAATTCGAGTGTATTTTTCAGATGTTTCAAATTTTACCCTAGGAATTGGATTTGAATTTCCATTTTTAACCTGTAATATTACATTATTTTCTATTTTATCTATTAATTCTCCAAATCTTATATAATAACGTGAATTAGGAGGAATTTTATCTCTATTAATATTTATATCACTGTTTCCATCTTCTGATCTTTGTCCTATTGCATTAGGGAGATATAAATAATTTTTATTAGTTTGAAGATTCTGTTCAAAAAATGATTCAATTTGTTGGGCAATGAAAGTAGATAATCTATCCGTACCCAAATTATTAATTACACTATTAGAATTTGTTGATGTTGTTGGTTCTTGTCCTTCTTCAGGTGGTGGGGGGTTAAGTTTATATAAATTCTTAAGTGCAGATTTTCTTTGTGCAAGAGCTTGAGCAGATATAGGTGGTGAAGGTACTCTAACTGACATTGATTCTACTATACTTCCAAGAGTAATTAAATTTACTGTAATATCATAAGTGTTATCTTGATTTAACTTCCAACTAAAGTTATTTACTTTACCAAAAAACCCTTGGTAATTTCCCCTATATCTGTCTACAAAAATATTTATTTGTGATAGCATTTCTAATTGAGAATAACTTTTAGTTTTAAACCATTGATTTTCTATTATTGTAGATTCTACATTTTCTACAACAGGTTTATTATCATCGTCTATTTTACTTACAAACTTATCCCACCCCCATTCTAACATCATTAAATATCCTAATCTTAAATAAAGTACTTCAATAACACCAAATTGAAATTTATTGTATGCTTTTAAACTAACAGTAGCTTTTCTAATTGAACCCCTATTAATAGATTCAATTTTTATACCCGTAATACCTGGGATAGGTTGTAATCCTCTGCTACTACCACCCATTCCACCATATATTTTATCATTATTTCCTCCCCATGATTTTGTATCTCTTACACCACTTCTAGTATTATAAGTGGCAGCTCTGGTTTGGGTTGTAACAGAATCTCTTCCTGTGCCCGTAGTTGTAAATTCTGCTCCTTGAGTTAGGGCTTGTGTAGAGTTAAATAAAACATAGTTTTTAGCTAATTCCATTCCCCTTAAACTAGGTATATCATTATCAGTAAAATAATCTCCAGATGTATCTGATTGTTGTAGGATTTTTAATCTAGTATCATCTTTTAGGGCAACCCCCGAAGCCATTTTTATCCAAGCATTTTTATTATTTAAAATATTTAATACTTCAGGAGTACGTTCAATAGAAGATTCATTATAACCAGCACCATGAAGTTTTTGTCTAATATCAATTTGTTCATCTATTACAGGAATTATTGGATCTCCTATTACATTTCCTTTCATAACTATCTTGCATTTAACTGTTCATAATCTAATATTATTCCTGCGATATTCCCAGGAATTCTAATTTGTACCCCTAAAGGAGGAAACATAGAATTTTGATTAAATTGAGGATTTGCTATAGATATAACCCACCATAAACTGGGGTCACCATAATAGGTTTGTGCTAAAATATCAAATCTATCTCCTTCATCAGTATAGGCATAAATATCCCCAAAACTTAAGGATATGTCAGGATATTTAACTGTCCCTATAAAAGGTTTGTTTTTGGTTGTTATTCTTTTTGATATACTTGAGTATCTTCCCATTAATTATTATTTAAGCTAATCTATTTAATGATACATCAGTACCTCCATTTATAAAATCAAAATTATTAATAGTTTCATCATTACCAACTTCAGGAATTCCACTCATATTAATCATACTATTTTTAGTTTCATAATTTGTTGAATTTCCATTACTTAAAGCTATATATCTTTGATCCCCATAATTATAAACATCACCTTTTACATCTGGGCCTATATTGTTAAGTTCTTTATATTCATTTTTCTGAATTGATGGTACAAAATCATGTATTGGTATAAAATTAAACCCTGATACTTTTATCATAAATGGAAGTTCCTTAACAGATGAATCACTTTTTCCAAACTCATCTATTGATATTTCCCATGGTGAATCCATAGGTATAGTATAATTAATCCCTTTCATAATTCCAACCTGATTGTATAAATAACCTCCTACTGTTAGTTCTATTAAATTGCCTCTCATATAACCGTCTGCTGAATAATCAGGGGCCGTTACAGAAGCTAAGTAATTTAATTTTTGATACATAGGTATTAATTCTTCTTTAGATTGAGCAACTACAGTCCAAGATAAATTAACACTTCTATCAAAACCTTGATAGTTATAAAAATTTTCACCTCTACCAGCAAATTTTTGGGATGACCAATCTGATGTATATGAATCATCCATATTATCTAAAAATGCTCTAAAATGAATATATGTTTTTAATGAGGGGTTATCATTATTAATTACACCTATCCTAAATTTACAAAAATCATTAACTGGTTTTTCTGTAGTGGTAGCATTTGTTGAAGATTGATAAAGAGATAAAGCATTTAATTTATCTAAAGGACCTAAATTTTGACCTGCTGTATTACGTTTACCTAATGTATAACTTGTTTTATTGCCCTTTATTCCTGGGTCCCCTAAGTTTACTCTTTTAGGAAATCTAACATTTAAATCTGTATAATCAGGGGATGATGTTGAATTTTTATTTTTAGTTATTTTTCTAAAATCTTGTAATATTTGGGCTTGTAAATAATCATTATCTTGATTACCTACTTGAGCTGATGGTTTAGAGCTCATTAACTTATCATAATCTAAAGATGAACCTAAACCTGTTACTCCGTCTGTGTTTGCCTGGAAGCTAGAAGGTTTAAATACACTTTGCCCAACATTACTTATTTTTGCGCCATTTATATTATCATTTGTTAATTTAAATGTAGGTGGATTATTTAAATCTCCTAAAAGAGGATTTAAATCAGTATTTGAAAATGTAGCATATCTTCCTGTTACAGATTTTATACCAGAAGATTGTATATCACCAAAATAAGTACCTCCTCTAAAAGTTTCAAAATTAGGGTTTGTAGTTCCTCCTTTAAAAACACTATAATCAAACCCAAAATTAGTATCTAAAGTTTTTCCGGTTGTAAAAAATTTACTGTTTCTTAATTCTGTATTATTTAATCCTGTTCTTTGGTCATTTAGCATTTTTATGCTAGTTCTACCTACCCCTAAAACAGAATCAGGTCCTCCAGAATAATTATATAATTCATTTTCACCACTGGTATTTTTATTTAAATTAAAATTAGTAAACCCAATTAATCTACTACTTGATTCATTACTACCTCTTCTTTCATTATAAGCTACTGTAGAAAAGTAAGTAGGGTTTCCTAAAGGATCTTGTACATTTAAATTAAAAAGATCACCTAATAACCCACCTAATATTCCTCCATCTGGTCCTGTAGATGCTGTTGGGTCTAATCCTTGTTTAAGTAAATGACCTCCTAAAGGGTTAACAGCAGCTTGAGCAATAGTTGAAGTTGGTAAATAAAGACCATTATTTAAAGCTCTTCTATTTTTAGAGTTTGCATTATCGTTACTAACAGCTAAAACATTAACTCCACTTCTTGATAAAACATTTTGTTTAGCTGTAAATAAAAGCCCGTTTGGAGATTTTAAATCTGTAAACATTTTTGTTAATCTAGAAACATCTGTAGCAATAGTTTCAGGTAATAATTGACCCCCTCTTAATATAAAATCTGTAAATTGTCGATTTTGTACACTACTTCCAATATCACTTTCATCAAAGTTTCTTGAGGGTAGGTTTTCTAATTTATAGGGTTGGCCACTCGCATTAGTATTGCGAGGTCCTGCCCCTCTTCTATCATACCCATACTGGGCTGTTTTATAAGAAGAAAGGTCTGTTTTTATATTTAATAATCTAGGCAATTTTAGTTTCCTACATTACCTGTTACATCTGATGCTCTTGGGGTATCAACAACATAATCTTGATAAGTACCAGCTTCAAATGTATTATTAACAGGAATTACTCCATTTCCCTTTAATGGGGCAGATGGTTGTTCTCCTCTTAGTGGAGTTAATGTACTTCCTTGTTGTTCAAATTTGTTTAATAGAGGCATAATTTTAATTTTTAATGGTTAAACGTTTTGTTATAAATATTGTTATTGTATAGAAAATGCATTCATGTCTACAGCTGTACCTAAAGCTACATCATTCATTTCTATTACTGGTTGTGGTGCTGGTTTAGATAAAACTGCAGCTAATAGATTTTCCATTCTTGATGTGTCAATTGTTTGAGCAGGGGATTGTTGGGTTTGTTGATTTGGGAATAATTTAGTTCCTGCTATTACAGTATCTTTATTATTTAAAGCAATAGCTCCTTCTGGGCCTAATAATGTTCTATTACCATATCCTGATCCTCCAGGTGACATTATATCATTACCAGACTTAGCTCCTGCTAGATATCCTAATAATCCACCTATTAGGGCAGCTCCTATACCAAGGGCAAGAAAACCACCAACATATGGTATTTTAGCAACACTTTTTGCACCTTCAGCACCCGCTTCTACTGTTGTTACAGCTGCATTTTTTACATTAGATTTTAATAACCTTCTATTTAAAGATAATTGGGTTATTTTACTTGCTGTTGTTAAAGCAAATTGAGCTGCTAAAGCAGTAGTAATAACACCAACTATAACTTTAACTGCTGTTGCATTTTCTAATAATTTGGCAAACCCTTCAACTAAACCTAGTAAAGGTTCAGCAGAATTAGCTAAAGAAGATTGAATTTTAGTTACTAAATCTGCTAATTTTTCTTGAACCTGTTGGTTTTGATAGTTTTGCAGTAACTGTTTTCCGTTTTCTGTTGAATTTAATTTTTCTAATTCTCCTTTTTCTGCTAATTGAGCTATACTTGTAGCTCCTAAAGCATTTAAAGTTTCTTGATTTCTTAAAGTTTCAGCTAATTGATCACTAGTCATACCAGCTGATTTAGCTAGGGCATCCTGTTGTAAAACATTCATACTAGCAAATTCAGCTGAGGTACCCATCTGTTTTACTATTTCTGCCGTTGCTTCTGCACTTTTTCCTTGTAAAGCTAAACTTCTAGCTCGATTAAGGTTAATATTTTTACCCGTTAATAGTTCAGCTTCTAATTCTGATTGAATTGAACTCTCAAAATCAAGTAGTCCTCTAGCTATTCCTTGGGTTTCTTTTAATGAAAGACCTAATTTATTAGAAATTATAACTGCTTCAGCTAGGGCCTTATTATTAAACCCATATTGTGCTCCTAATTGTCCTGTTGCATTGGCTACTTCTTTTAATACCTTTCTACCATCTAATCTTATTCCTGTTTCTTTTTCTAAAGTAGCTACTGTGTCTAAGACTTCTTCTGATACAACTTTGGCCGATTTTCCTTGGGCCATACTAAGTTTTAGTAAATTAGCAGCTTCTGCTCCTTGTAATCCTACTTTTTTAGTAAGCATTACTTGATCTTGTAATTGATCATTTGTAAACCCAGTAGTAGTTCCTAATGAATCTGCAAGGCCCATTTGAGCTTCTTGCATTTTTTGAACAGTTAAATAAGCTTTACCACTGTTTACGGCAAATGTATTCATTTCCTGTCCTAAATCTCTGGCATCACTTTTAGATATTCCTAAAGTTTTAGAAAATTCTGTGGTGTATTTATCAGCTTTTACTATACCTGCTATAACAAAAGCTAAAGCACCTTTACCTAAAGCATCAGTTGCATTTTTAGCTCTTTCTAATTGTGCCGCTGTTTTGGATGATCCTTTTAAGCTTGAATCTATTCCTACTTTAAATTGGGCTATACCTTTAGATAAATTTGATATAGGACCAGCTAGTAAAGGCCCAATACCCGGAAGAATTTTTAACCCCTCTGCTAATTTATCAATAAACCCAGTAGATTTATTTATTTCTTGAATCTGTTCCTTAGAATTTGAAAATGCTTTTGTTAAATTATCTGCGGTATCAAGTGAATCTGATAATGCTTGATTTGCTTCTAATAAAGCCGTACGTTCATCACCAGTAGCATTTGCAAGTTTTTTCTTATTAGCTAATAATGTAGCTTCAGTTGATGCACGTTTTTTAGCTACAGCAGCTAAATCATTAGCTAGTTTATTTCTAACTTTAGAATTAGCTAAATCTTCTTTTCCGTATTGTGCTAATTTTGCTGCAACACCAGATAACCCTCCAGCTTCCTTTTGAGCTGTTTTAAAAGTTTCGGAAAATTCTTTATTAGTTTTAGCATTATTAGATAATGCAGCCCCTATATCATTAAAGGTTTGTCTAGATTCTGCCGCAATTACACTAGCTTCTTTTAGTGCATCTCTATATGCTTGAGCATCTAATTTAGATTGTTTAATCTCATCAGCCATTTAAGAAATATTTTATTATAAATATTAAAAAAAGCAACTATTTATAGCTACTTTTTCCTTGATACGGTTTTGATGCTTTTTGAAATTGAGGGGCATTAATTTGCCCATCTGAACTAACCAATGAAGTTTTACCTGAGTTAGTTTGAGATTTTATTTTTTGGTTTTGTTCATCATTAAAATCTTGAATTTCTTTAAAAGTAAATTTTCTTAACCAAATTGGCATATTATATATTGTAGTCCAATCATATCCACCGTTACCATGGTAAACTATGTTATGTATTTGCCTAAAAATATTTTGTCTAATAGATGATGCCTCCCTAGAGTTCAGGCCAAAAAAAGTTGATATTAACAGGGATGGGTTTTTTGTCATTTGAATTATCGGGAAAAAAAGTCAAATCTACATCAGGTTGGATTTGTTGAATATATTCCCTTAATGCTCGAGAATCTCGAGCTAAAAGAGCAGTATCTACAAATTCCCTAATTTTAGGAGTTTCTACTTCCCCATTAAGTGAAGTAATCATATACTTTAATCTAGTAGATAATTCAGGATTAGATTCTTTATTAAACCTTTTAAGCCCTAATAATTCTTGTTGAATTTTTACATCATCTCCATGAGTAAGAAGTTTAAATGTAATTGCATTTTTAGAATGAGGTAAAGTAAATTTAAAATCATTTTTACCAGGTTCATACACACTAGAATCTAATTCTTTATTTTCTATATCTGATAGATTAACTTCGTATTCTTTTTCTAAGTAGGTAAATTTATATTCTCCCCCATAACCTAACACACGAGCTGCTACCATTATAGCATTTTTATCACCTGTTATAAGATCATTATAATTAATTTTAGTAATAATTAAAGATTTTAATAATTTATCAATTACTGTTCCTTTTTCAATATATGATTGGTTGGTTAAAATATCTTCTTCTTTAGCAGTCATATATTTAATTTCAACCTTACCACTTGATAAAGGATTGTCTTTTGGGTATACTAAACCTTGTGAAGGTAATTCTATTTCTTCTGTTGGAAATTTAAATTCAGCCATAATCTTTATTTAATTAAAACGTTTTTATCGTTGATACATATTAATATAAAAAAAAGCTTGACCGAAGCCAAGCAATTTTTCAAATTAGGGGTGGGTAAAATTTTTAGAAATTTAATACACAATAATCTGGTTGTACAGTCATTGTAATTTCTTGAGCAGCATTTTCAGTATCCCAATTAAAATCTCCAAATGAAGCGTTTGTAATCATTGCTCCTTTGATAATCCATTCTGAAACGATATCACCTACAGGTCCTAGTACATTAATTGTAAGATCTTTTTTATAGAAATCACTATAACCATCTCTACCAGTTACTGATTCGTGGTGTAATCTAACCCATTCCATTACTGATTGTGCACCAGATGGAGTAATAGGATCAAATAATGTAAATTCAATTGTACCCCATTTTGTTTTGCCTTTTACATATCTTTCAACATTAATGTGATTCAAAGGTACTGTTCCTTGTTCTACAGTTACAGCTCCTACACCTTTCATAATGTAAGCTGGGAATCCATCCACAAAACAAATAAATCTATTCTTTTGTTTTGGTTCAAATGCTGTGAAAAATATTTCGTTTGGGTTTAATACTGCCATTTTATTTTCTTATTTTATTATAAATATTTATCTTTTTAGTTTTTATGCTGG